AAACGTCAAAAGTACGAATTTGTCCTTAAACAAAAAACACCTACCGAAGTAAGTGTCTTTTGCGCAAGTATATAGAAGAAAGGAATTAAGCAGTAACTATTTGAGCGTCTACTCCAGCGCCATCTTCAAATAAAGTTTTTAAACCAGCTTCAGTTGAAACGTCTAAAAAATTAGCGGGTGAAACTTCCATAGCTTCAAAGGTTAAATTATAACCGTTAAAGTCACCTAAAGCACTTCCTGAAGAAACAGTTCCCGCAGTAACATCAGAGCCTTGTGTAAGTCCCATCAAAAAGAATTGATCGGTCATTGTTCTTACAACTATTCTCGGTCTACCATAAGCTAAAAGTTTTACGTTTTTATGCGTTGTAGGGTCTTGTCTTTTTAATTGAATAGTAAGTGTTTGTTGAAAAAATGTAGTACCGTTATCTCTACTTGAATTAATTGTAGTTTCAAAGCTATTAGCACCTTTTAATTCGTATTTGTACAATTGTAAAGCACCAGCTGAGACAGGCGTCCAGTCGCTAATCTCATCCGTTGAACCAACGTAAGTAACCGCAGAAGCGTCTAAGTCGTCGTAGTTAATAAAGTATATCGCTTTCAATCCTGAAACCGAATCTTTACATTGTTCTATACGACCGTTTGTTATATCACAACTCATTTTATTTAGTTTTTTATGTTTAACAAAAAAGGCGGCGTTTATTGCACCGCCTTACTTTAGTTTATGTTATTTTAATTTGCGTTATTTGTGATTCCGTATGTAACCAAATCTGAAGCAAAACCGTATTTCGCATCAGCAGTAAATCTCATTACTACACGTACATTTTGACTTCCGTCAATATCTCCCATGTCAATAACTTTAACTTCGTTCATGTCATTCATTAAACCAGTCGCAAAGTATAAGTTTGAAGTTTGAGCAAGTAACGCAGTATTTGCAGCAAGTCCGTTAGCCAAGAATATTTTAACACCGTCGAAATACAAGTCATTTAATACTTGATTATTTCCTTTGTTGTCGTAACCGTTAGCACCTACACCTGAAGCAGCGAAGCCACCTAAAGCACGAACGTAAGCTCTATAAATGTTATTTGAAACATACAAAGTTAAATCTTCTTTACCGTACAAAGCAGCTGGCAAAGCGTCAACGATAGAACCTAATTGAGCAACTACGTTAGTAGCATCAACAGTAGTACCAGCAATTTCTTGAGCAGCTGGCAAAGAAGCATCAGTAGTTAATTGTGTCATGATACCAGCGAACTGTCCAGCCGTTGCGTTAACACCTCTCCAGATTGAAGTTTCCATTCCAGCAGCAACTTTTTCAGCAGCGTGCGCGATTAAGAAATCAGCAAATGATTTAGGTAAAACATCGAATGCAGAATATCCCATTTGAATTGCATCCCAATCCTGTCTAAAATCACTTTTACACAATTGTAAGTTAACTTGAAAAGATTCAGGTTGTAGAATTCTTTCAGTTAACGTTACTGTAGAAGTAGGATCGAAATCACAAGTAGCGTTTTTGATAATGTCATCAGTTGCAACTCTTTTAATTACTTGTTTGTACTTTACATTCGGATATATTGTAATACCATTTTTCTCCAAGGTTGGAGCGCTTAATAAAGCAGCAGCAATATATTTTCCAGCGAACTCACCAGCATACGTTGTAGTAATGCTTTGAGTAGTTGATAGGTTAATTTTTTCCATTTTTATTTAGTTTTTTATTTTATTTATACTACGGTTAAAGTAATTGCACCAGCAGAAGTTCCAAGTCCGAAAACATACCAGTTTGTTCCGTCACCTACTAATTCAACGAAATCGCCAATTGTATCAGCAGAAGCAGAAAAAGTAATCGTGTTTTCATCAGCTCCAGGTACGTTAGTACTGTTTACGATAACACCGCCTTGGATTTTATTTGTAGCAGCTTTAATAGTCCAAGCAGTTGTTGCGAATAACGCACCTACTACAAATTTGTAAGACTGTCCAGCGCCATCAGCAACCGCTGGTAATGTAATTTGCGCTCCAGCAGCAGCGTTTAAGATAAATACTTTACCGCTATCTTCAGCAGTCAAAGTTGTTGCACCCGTCAATGTTTCAATTACACCTACTTGACGTAAAGAATCATTTGAGATACTTGTTAATGTTGTACTCATTTTTTATTGTTTTTTAAATTATTACTTATTTAGTTTGTTTAAAACTGAATCCATTATAGTACGTTGTCTTTTTGTAGCATACTTAAATATTTCAACTTTATTTTCGTTTTCAGGGTTAAAAGAAATTGGTTTAACTTCTTCGTCTTTTGATAGTTCAACTTCTTTAACCTCGTTCAATTTACTTAATTCAGCTTTAAGCGTTTCGTTCTCTTTTTTCAACGCTTCAATTTCCGAAAAGAAACTTTCTTTAATTGTGCTTTCAACTACTTTTTTAGGGTTGCTTTTAGCCGTTTCCATTTCTTGTTCTTTTTTCGCTTCTTCTTCGATAGGTTCTTCAACTTCTACTTCTTCTTCTTCTTCAACCTTTTCTTTAATTTCAGAAATAATTCCCTCTTCAACAACGATTAGCATACGACCGTCTTCCATTTCGTATTCTCCTACTGGCACGGGTATTTTTTGTTCGTCTTCCGTTACTACGAAAATTTCGTTACCAGCTTCAAACATATCAGCTTCAAGAACTGTTACGCCATCCATTAGTTTCATTTGTTCAAGTTTTACTTCCATTCCAAGTAAAGTTTTGATTTGATTGATTAGGCTATTTTTCATTTTTATTTTATTTAAAATCTGTATTTATTCGGTTTTTACTATCATTTACAGCACCTCTTAAAGCAGTAAGTGTTTTTTCAAAGCCACCTAAATATCCTTTTATTTTGGTTACTTCAGGAACTTCGTTTATTCCTAATTCTTTTGCTTGTTTTTCAATTTCAAAAATTAATTGATAACCATCTTTAATATTTTTCTCTACTAAAAATAATTCTGTTTTTAATTTACTGAAAGTTTTATTCCATAATGTAACAGCATCTCCAAGTGAATAACTTATTGAATTTGCTGATTCAATAGCTGCTTGCCCTTTTTTAAAGGTGTCTTGCAAATCTTTAATACTTGCCAACTCAACTTCGTGCGAAGCTAAATTTGTTGTTTCCTCTTTGAACAACTTACTGTAAACTGTTTTTAGTGTATTCATAACTTATTAACTTTTAAAATTTTTACTTGTTCCTTTTTCAGCCGTTTTGCCGTACTATTGTGCGTACCCCGTTGTTATCTGTTACCGTTACATTTTGCGGCGTTACGCTGGCTGTTTTGCCTATTCCTTGCGCTTCTAAACTACCGTCACAACAATCTTTGTGATATTTTCCGTCTTTACATAGGCATCCACGTTTACCACCACGGGGACTAACTTTACTTGCTGTTCTCATTTATTTATTATCTATTTGTTCTAACTTTCTTTGCGCCCACTCAATACCTGCATCTCCTCCCCAAGCAAGCCACATTAAACGACCGCATCCATCCCCTAATTCCTTTTGTGAATTTTCTTTGTGACGTGCAAATGAAGCCATTCGAGAAATTGTTTCTCTACTTATGTTTTCGCCGTTTGCAAGTTGGTTGGCACGGGCTTTTCCTACGGGCGTACCGCAGTCACCCCAACCGTTTTCTTCAGCATAACGTAATGCTATCTTCGCGTTTTCGCTTGCCTCTTTAGGATAGTCGTTATACGTTTCTAATTTAGTATCGAGTATTTCTTTTAGGAATGCTATTATTTCGTCTTCCTCGTTTTGTTGTAAACTCATTTCATATTGATCTACAAAGTGACCTTCAATACTAAATCCTTTTACTTCGCCGTCTTTTACCTTTTTCCAAATTTCATCGTTGTTTACTTTCATTGAAATCATCCAAGTTCCCTTTGGTAAATTAAAGTTATATAATCGGCTTTTATCCGTCTTTTCGTCTTCAATTATCCAGCTTTCAACTACACTCATTCCGTCAAGCATTTTGCGTTCGTGTTCGTAAGTTGCGTTGTTTTGATTTGAGCGCATCAAAAATAATTCACTTGCTTTGCGTACTGTGTCTTCACTAAAGTAAATATAGAACTCTTTGTCCTTGTTTCTACGGTAAATTTGTTTATTAGGCACTAAAGCCGCACCCATCAAAATACGTTTTTCCGCATCTACTTCTTTTAGTTCAACTTCGTGCTTTTTTAAAGCTATAAAGTTTTCCTCGATCGCTGGACTTTCAACAACGGATACCGCATTAATACCAGCTTCTAATTTTGTTTCGTCAATTAGTAGTTCTATTATTTCAACTTTTGCCATAATTATTAAACTTATAAAGTTGCGTTTTGTACTCTATTCCTATCTAAAGCTTGTGCGCTTGTTACTTCGCCACTAACTACGTAGGCTTGTGTAGGCGTTTGTTGTAATTGCGCTAATTGATTTATTCCGCTCGAACCTATTGTGTTAAAGTTAGCAGTCATAGGCGAAGACGCTGGAGCGTTTGAACCACCACCACCGCCGCTTGAACTACTACCACCACCGCCGAATTTAGAATTTGCAATTTTAATTATATTAGCCGCACCTATTGTAGCAGCAATTGCAGCTTCTACAAATTGTTGTCCAGTTGCTAATTTAATAGGATTACCTCCAGCAGTTAACGCACCCGTTACCGCCATTGCAGTATTCGTAATTGCAGCTCCTAAATTAAAAGCCTTTTGTATTTGAAATTGTTTACGTGCGTCCTTTTCGTTTTTAGTATTAAACGAACCCGCTAAATCAGCTAAAGCGCTAAAAGTATTTCCCGCAAGTTCAAGCGTTTTTTGTCTTAATGCTATTTTTCTTTCAAGCTCTTTTTTGTCATTAGCGTCTTTAATAGCTTGTTCTTCAGCGGCATATTTTTTTATAATATCCGTTTGTTCTTTTTCAAATTGTTCCGTTAAAGCCTTTTCTAATTCAGCATTATTTTTAGCCGCTTCAAATTTAGCATCGTAACTTTGCATCAATTCAAATAACTCTTGGTCACGTTTAGAATTAGTTGATTTTTGTAATAAATTATATTGCTCGTCTTCTAACTTTATTCGCTCTTCATTTTTTTTAACTAAAGCTTCATATTCTATTTTGTCATATTTATCCGTAATACCTTGTAAATCCTTTTGTAAATTATCGTCTATTAATTTTTGCGCATCAGCTAATTGTTGAGCGTCTACAATTTTATCCTTTGAACTTTTAAGTAAATCTTCTTTGTCACGCTTTGCTTTTTCTTCAGCTATTGCTTTTTCTTTAGCTTCGCCTTCACTCATTAAAGCTAAACGTTGGTCAATTAATTGACGTTCTAAATCAAGTGTTTCTTTTGCCGCTGCTTTTTCGGTGTTAACGCTGCCTTTTGCGGCTTCTTTATCAATATTTTTTATTTGTATTTTAAACGCGGCTTGTTGGTCTATTAATTCCGTTAATTTATCTTCAGCGGCTTTTATTGCTGCGTCACCTTCATTTGCAGTTGCTACGGGATCAAATACTAAATTTGCTAAATAATTTGTCATATCAGCGCGCAGGCTTAAACTTTTATCAATTGCACCGATATAAGCCAACCCTTCAGAAACAGCATCAATAGTTCCTAAAATAGTTTGAATAGGTATCGTAATAAACATTATAATCCCTTCAAGTATTTCTTTATTTCTTTTTGCTGCTTCTACTTGTGCTATTTTAGTGGCTTTTTGATTTGCTACGTTTATTTTAGCGTTTTGAATTGCAGTATCTAAAGCAGCTACTTTTAAATTAAGTATGTCTTTTTCGCTTTTACCTTGTAGCTTTAAAATGTTGTCTTGTTTGTTTAGGGCGTTAACTTTATCTTCACTTGCTTTTAAATTTGCGCTCGTCTTTTTGTTTAGTTTTTCTTGTTCAGCACTAACACCGCTTACCGCTCCTTTTATGTCATCCCAATATGCAACTACCGTACCTAAAGCAACTACAAACGCACCAATACCAGTAGAAAGTAAACCAGTTTTAATTCCTTTTAAAGCGTCACCCGCTTTTTTCCCTAAAACTGAAAACGAATCCGCAGCTTCCATAACGCCGTTTATACCTTGCGTTAAAGCCATTACGGACTGTACTCGTAATAACGCCTCTTCAACTTTCTCACTTTCTACACCTATCAATGCTAAACCACCTTCGAACGCTTGAAAGCCATTCATTACGCCGTTAATAGCGCCCTCAACCGCCGTAAATTTAGCATCAGGATTAAAGCCAGCTATTAAGTCCTTACTAAATTCAATTTGGTCTTTTAATTCCGCAGCCGCTTTAGCAGCCTTAACCGCTTGCTCCGAAGTTTCACCGTATTGTTGTGAAAGCTTTTGTAATTCTTGTACGGCTTCACGGTATTGTTGTTTTAAACTTTTGCTATTGTCTTGTATTTCTAATTCTATTGTCCGTTTTTCTGCCATTGTTTACGCTTTTTTTGATTATAAACTTTTTTAATATCGTCTGTTAGTTCGTGTTTTCCTTTTGCCACGTCTACAATTTCACTTACCCCAAAGAAATTATCGCTTTTAAGTAGTTCTAAAATTAGTTGTATCATTCTTGTAATATTGTTATTTGATTTGCCACTTGTTGCCCGTTGCCTAAAGTGTAAGTAACCGTTAAAATTATAACTTGCGTTG